TAAAGTAATTATATATATATATATGTAATATGATATTATCAAGAGAATCTATAATTTTAAATGATATACATTATGAATTTAATGAAAAAGGTGAAGATTCCTTATTGATAATTAGTACACCTCATACATGCTATAGCCATGCTATAATTGAATATTTTTTTTCATATTTTTGTGTATTAGAAGATATTAAAAATATATTTCCTACTATTAATCCTACATTATTAATAAGAAAAAAAGAATTTGATTTATATCCAGATAATTATAAAAATGTAGATATAGAACAAAATATTTATAAAGGAATATATTATGAATTAATGAGAATAATAACAAATAAACCAATATTATTTGAACATAATATTAAAGAAATTAATTATAAACACTTATTTATATATCCAGATATAAATCAAAGAACATTATGGAATTCATCTAAATATTATCCTAATAGAGAAAATATAAATATAATATATGATGATTTATATTTTAAGAAAAAAATATTATCATTTCGTGATACTATATATAGTAGATATAATATTATACCAATAAATAGTAAGAAACATAAAATGTTATTTATTGATAGAATTTCAACAGTAGGAAGAAAAATAGATGACAATATTAAAAAACAGATACTTTATTATGGGGATGAATATAATTGCAATTTAGTATATTTAGATGGTCTACCATTTGAAGAACAAGTAAAATTATTTTCACAATATAATATTTTTATATATATTCATGGAAGTGCTGCTACAAATTTAATATTTGCTCCATTAGGTTCAATATGTTTTGAATTAGATACTGAACATAATAGAGGTATGATTTATAAAAGAATATGTGATTTATTAGAACATACACATTATGTTATAAATTATGATAAAAATATGAATATATATGAAGATATTATTAAGAAAATATAATATTTCTAGATTTTGCTTTTTCTAGAATATCATTGAAAACAGCAACACGAGTTCTTCCATCAAAATTTTTTCTTGAACCAAGAGCACGAGCTATTTTTACTAATAAATCATCTTCTTTAACATATTGAGATGTCTTTTTATAAATATCATTTAATTCAGCTTTTGTTTTAGGAATAATAGAATCATTTTTAACTTTTCTTGTATATTTTCTTTTTGCTTTAGCAGCTACAGTAGTTGATTCTTTTTCTTCTTCTTTTTTATCTTTTTCTTCTTCTTTATCATCATCATTATCTTTCCATTCTTCTGCTGCTCTATTATTTACTTTTTCTTTAGGAACAGGCTCTGGCTCTTTAGGAACAGGCTCTGGTTCTTTAAGAACAGGCTCTGGAACTTTTACTGGAGTAGGAATAATAGGTAAATCATTTGCTTCATTTAAAATTTCTAATCCAGTCAAACCTTTACGAATATCATTTTGTTTTAAATGTTCTTTAAAAATAGGTAATAACTTTTTATACTCGTCAGCTGCTTGTTGAGCATTATAACGAGTATTTGGATTATAATCAACACAATGATTTATAAAATCTATCAATGGTTCTGTAACATTTTTTAATAAATATTGTTGATATTCTAGCTGTTTATCGCTTAACCATTTTTTAGATGCTAAAGTTTCAAATCGTGAATAACTATCTTTTCTAGGATTATAATAAAATAAATAATTTTTTCCATCTGTATGTTGAAATGGATAATGATGAAAATAATTTTTTAATAAATCAATAAGTGTTATACCCATAGAAAAAACATCTACTTTTTCAAAAACGGTTTTAAAATCTTTAAAATTAGTTTTTTTATATATATCATCGATTGTTTCAAAAGGTATTTGAAATTTAGTTAACCCACAATCAACATAATCAGCAGAGTATTTTGTATTAAATGAAAGAAATCTTCTTCTAACAGTATTTTCAGATTTTAAACCTCCTTTTTCATCAAAACATCCTAATTCAAAAGGCCAATATGGATAGTATGTTGTATTATCAGTGTATACTGAATTAATATATTTTAAATTTTTTATTTCAAAACTCAATCCAAAATCAATAAAACGTAACTTTATTTCTTTTTCACCAGATAATATATTTGGAGGTTTAATATCAGTATGAACTAAATTTTTAGAATGTGCTATTACAAGTCCATCAAATAGATTTTGAAATCCAGAGAATATTTTTTCATAATTATCAGATAAAGGTTTTAATTTATATAAATCTTTTCCACCATTTTTATAGAGAACTAAATATCTAGGACCTTTATATTTTACTCCACATTCTCCAAGATTATTCGATGGTTTTATATTTGATTCATCAACATCACACATTTTAGTGGCAGATAAAGAAAATTCTTGTATTTTATCAATTTCTCTCCATTTAGCAGATTCTTCAAATTCAGCTTTAGCATCATAATAATTCATTAATTTTGAAGCAATAGAATCCGATTGTCTAGAATCTTCATCTTTACATTTTAATGGTGGTTCACCAAACACACATCCGTAAGTGCCTTCAGCAATATATTTACCTCCTCTTTTGCTTCTTTGATTTTTTTTTCTTGTATAATTTACCATCCTACTATGCTGGTAGAGAAGTAATTTCTCTAGAATAGCAAGTTCCTTGCTCTGCAAGTGGAGGATCTGCCCACAAAGCGTTTCCTCCATGAATCATATTTTGATAATTCATTTCCCAATCAATAATTTCTCTAAATGGAATAAATGTATGAACTAATTTTTCTAGAAATCCAAGTTGGAACATCATAGAATCAGTACAACGATACACAAATTGATGAGGAGGTTTATATGCTTTAGTTTTAGAATAATATGATTTGGGTGCTTCTGGTGGACGTGTTCCAACTCCTTCACCTAAACTCACATAATCCCAAGAATTATCTTTTTTTAAATCTTCCAGTAAATCATTCAAGCACAAAACAAAATCTTTTCGTAGATAAATATCAGATTCTAAAACAATTATTTTTTGGAATTTATTTTCAACCGCATGTTTTACACAAGAATAAAAATTCACTCCAAGAGATATTTCTCCTTTTGATAATCCACGACCTTTAAATGTTAGTCCGGGACATTGACGTGGTAAAAATGGGTCGTATACGCTAAAAATGAAATCATTTGTTAATTCATCACTCCATATAGGAGCCATATAAATAATTTTTTCTTCAGGTATAGCAACTTCTTTAAAATGTTGAACCAATCTTTCATAGCGAGATTTTTCTTTTTCTCTATGACAGACTACATATACTTTATCAATTTCTGAAGGAAAACAACAAGCCATTATTTATTCTATAAGTCTTCTATTTAAGCATTATTGGGACGAATTCTTGTAGCAGAATCCATATCACGAGTAATGACTCGGAATGTGAGTTGAACTTGTTTAGAAAGATTAATAAGTCTTGTTCCAGCAAAGTTCACATTATTAATAGCAGATTCTAAGCTCTGACTAGAAGCATTAGAACCACCAAAAGGCATAATAGTTGTAGAGCCTGTAGTAGGGTCATTGAATCTAGATTCTATAACAATAAAGTTACAATATCCTACTGAATTTGGACCATCTGTATAGACATTACCAGAAGTAGTATAACCAGTGCCGACAACAAGAAGACCAGTTGAGTTTTGTAAATAAGCAGCCCAGTCATCTTTAGTTCCAACATTATCATTTATTAGCGATAAATTAATACCTTGAATCGCAATTCTATCACCTTTTGTGAATAGATAACGACTGAAATATGTAGAAGTTTGTAAAATGAAATATATAGAATTATTATTTGTATCTTTTACACCAGTTCCAATATATACTGAAGATGATGTATAACCAGTTGGAGGAACAAGTGATGAAAATATATTACTAACATTAAGAGTATCTAAACTTGTATTTACTGGATTACCATTAGGTAATTGTAATTGAATAGTTAGCTTTGTTAAAGTAGCAAGTGGAGTAGGATAATATACACGTTGGCATTTTAAGAATTTAGGAATCATGGCTAAATAGCTAGGATTTAGAGCGGTACTATCAGCAGACCATTGAGCATCGTATTGTAAAGAAGCAAATGCTCTATCAAGAGCATCATCTGTTCCATATACATTAGAGTCAAGTTCATCTATATTTAAAAGAATGCCAGGATAAGCAAGAGTATTATTTTTAGTAGTTGTATCATATGTGGGTGTTGTACTATTTCCAGTATTTGTGATAACTAAATCAAGTTGTTCATAAGGGACAAGAGCTTTTATCATTTCAATGCGAGTAATATTATGGAATCTCATGTTTGCAGAAGGAGAATATTTGAATCCTTGGTTATTATTTGCCGGATTGAATGTAACAGAGAAATTATAACGATTTTCTCTTTGATTGTTATACCAATCTCTATCAGCAGAATATATAACTAAATTATATTCATTTTCCTTATAAGAAAGAATTTCATCTTGAGGAATAATAGTATCTTGTGGTAGAGCTGGTTTGATACGAATAATTTCAGGTTTTGCGATAGTTGGGTTGGCGGTAGCAATTCCGCTACCTTGAGATTCTTGTATTAAATCTTTAAGAAAAGTTCCAGAAAATCCATCATCAAGTCTAGGGACAGTTGTAGGAGCTTGTGCTGCTTCTCGTTTGGCTTCTGCTTCTCGATTTTTCTTAGCCATTTCAAAAAGAGCTAATGCTGCGGGTTGAGAATCATATGAATCTTCAATTGCGATTCTAAAATCTGGAGCTGGAGGTATTATTCGTTTTTCTCCATTATTGCGTTCATTTTGTAAAGCACTAAAACGGCTTCCAACATCACTACGAACTGGTTCATTTCTTTCTACCATACGACTATCAATATCAGATGTGGCACTTATAGAAGCACGATTTAAATAAGAACCAAAATCTGAAACAACCATTTTTAAAACTTCTTTGTTAAGCTCAACAATAGAACTTCCATTATTATTGTCATATATTTCTTTCATGTAATGTTTGACCGTTTTTACCAATCTTGTTTTTTGAACATCATTCAAGTCACTAGAAGTTCTTCTTTGAAAATCAGAATATACTAATCTGTCTAACATAGCTTCATTTTTGTCACTGAAAAAATCTACAGAAGTCATCTATCTAATAGTAAATAGTATTACGTGGCGAACAACCAATCGCGCAAATCGAGCATAAAAGCATCCGGAGGTGCTTTACGACTAAATCGTTTAAAATCATCACCCATTAACATGCGGATGATGAAATACATACTATACATTCCACATTCAGAATTTTGATATTGAAATCTTCTTCCATTATAAAAGAGTTTCATTTCAGAATCTTGTGTTGTAAGCCATTTCATAAATTTTTGAATTTGTTGAGGAGCTTCCATTCCATAAGAATCAAAATAATATGTTTTATGTTTCACTAAATCAATAAAGACGGCGACCCAATGACTACCACCTTTAAAATGAGGATCTAGATTATAAATAATTCCAATATATTGCGTTCCGTTTGCAAGAGCTTCTGATACTTTCAATTCGCACATTTCTTGAATAAGACATTTTCCGTCTTTTTTGTATGGGTCGGGTGCTGCAAAATCAATAGGATACGGTCCCATAAATTCAAAATTAGGAAAAGCATCTTCATATTGATTCATAACATATTCAATATCTAAACTATTCAACCACTTATCAGGGTCTGATTTCCAATCATCCGGTTGTTTTGGTCTTAGATATTCCCGTACAAGTTGTGATTTTCGTGATTCATCAAATGGTAGAGCTTTTACAAAACTATATTCTTTATGAGGCTCTATATTAAGAGCTTTTTCTATAGTATCACGTGTTGGTTCTACATTTAGTTTTGTTGCTACTTCTTGTAAAATCTCTTGAGGTATACAACCTTCATGTGGTCTAGATTTACCAACTCTAGGATGACATTGCTCTGGACCAGGACTGGGTAGATGTTTTATTTTTTTTGAATTTTTTGAATTTTTTCTAGTAGAATTATTCCTCATCTTACTATAGGTATGACTGAAAAAAAAGTAAATGATTCTAAATACTGGTATTATGTATTACCAGCATTTATATTAATATTACTTGCGTTTTTTGTATATGTATTATTCCATGTATCGTCAATTCAATTAATAGATAGTAAAAAAGTTTTTAAAATTTTAAAACATATAAATAGTAGATAAAAGAGATGGCTCTTAATGAATTATGGAAATCAGCATTATTAATTATTGTATTAGCTCTATCAATTGGCTTATTTGGAACATTATATGGTGTTGTATTAAATAAGGTTAATTCAGACACATATCAAAATGCTGTAAATAGTTTTAATACTATTTTTATAGTAAATGCGGTATTAATTGTTTTATTAGGTATTCTCGCTTTATTTTTTATTAAATCAGATCCTTCTATGTTTCAACCTTATGTATTATTTATATTACATATTTCTTTATTAATGTCTTCATTATCTTTATCGTATTCAGTTATTTCTCAAACATCTTAAATTATTCAACTAAGATAGCATAAATACGATGTTGTAGTCTAAATTTACCACTCCATAGATTAAAGTTTTTATGGAAAGAAATACCTTGTATACGGAACATAATTCTAACAGAATCATTTGGTTTAATAAGTCCCGGTTGATAACTGGTATGCCATTTATTATCTTTATAAATATGTATATCATTATTTAAATTGACAGGATAATATAATTGCAGAGTACCATTTTGAACAATTGTTTTAAAGTTACTATTTAAAACTTCATATGGATAATTATCATTAAACCAATTTCGTTGTGTGATATATACCGCACCTAATAGAACATTTTGTAAAGCAAGAAGTTTTGTTTGTGCTTGAATATTATCATTCATAGAAATAACTAGTTTGCCAGAAGCTTCATCAAATTCTTGAACTTTAAGTTTTGGAAGAAATATATTTAAATTATTAAAAATATTTTGTCCATCAAAATATGCTAATGGTGCTAATGCTTTATCATTGTGAATAATTTCTCCAATTTGAACTTTACCAACTTCTAACTTTTGTAAAGGAATACACCATTCCATCGTAAAACTTGCTATATATTCTACGTTTCTTTTATTTAGATAGTTAAATGGATTCTATAGAAACAATAGAAATATTTGGTGAATATATAAAAGAAAATACTCCAGAATTAATTCATGAAAAAAGAATAAAGTTAGAACCTCTTATTTATGATATACTAAAAGTTAAATATTATAATATTTTTGATAAATTCTGGAATATGAATTCTATTCCAACAAATACAAATAAATCTATTATAATTGTTGAACGAAGAATCCATGAAAATCTTGCTTTTATTTTGAGAAATATGTTTTATTTTGCTCCGCATTGGTGTATCACTGTAGTATGTTCTGATATTAATTATAATTATTTAAAACAAATATGTAAAAATAATAAAAATAATGTAAGATTCTTACAATTATTTGAAGGAAGTCCACATAGAGATACAGCAAGAAATGAATATAATTCATTATTAAAATCTAAAGAATTTTATGAAATGCTTCCATATGAGCATTTATTTATAGTTCAAACAGATACATATTTACGAAAACATATTGATGAATCTATGTTTGATTACGATTATGTAGCGGCTCCTTTCAATTGGAATTTTGATTGTGCTGGAGGAGGTATGAGTTATCGTAAAAGAAGTTCTATGATAGATATATGTAAAAATTTTAAAAAAGATATATCTTCAGAAGATTGTTTTATTTGTGAAAATGCTAAAGAGTTAAAATATAAAGTTCCAGATTATCTTGAAGGTATGAAATATGTATGTGAATCATGTTATTATGTAGATCCAATGGGTGTCCATCAATGGTGGACATTTATGGATGAAAATGTTCAACATAAAGAAGTTATTTTTCATAATTATTTGAAATTAGAGGTTTAAAGAACAATTTTTATAGTAAATTATGGGAGAAAAAGAATAAATTCTTCTTCCATAGGACTTTTAGCTCATTTGGTAGAGCGCTGAGCTGTTCGATATGATTAATATCATAACAAGTAAAACTCAGAGGTGGGTAGATCAAAACTACCATGGTCCGTTTTTTTTAAGAATTATTATATTCTTAAAAGAAAGCATAATTAATCAAATTCTGGGTCTTTTTCAAAATATACAATATTCGCATTCAAATATTTAGCAAGAATAAAATCTTCTTCAGTTCCCCAAGCATGAATAATAACTTGATTATTTATAGCACCATCATGTGTTTTAAAATGAAATGGTTCACCAGGGATTATAATACAGTAGTTACGATAAAAGTACTTATTTGTAACTTCATTAATAATAATTGATTTACCGTTTCCACCAGAACCAATAATCATAAGTGGATAATCTTCATCAGATATAATATACTTTGCTACATAATCATATTTCTCTTTATGAGAGGTTAAAACCACTTTAGATTCCATTTCAATACTATTTTTATGACAAAACATGAATCAATTTTTTACATTTTTTTTCAAGAATTATTATATTATTAAAAGAAACTAATTAATTTTTTATAAAACGTCTATTATAGAAAATGGGTTGCGGTCCTTCAAGAGCAACTAATAAACATTCCGGGTTAGGATTACCAACTGATTGCTCTGGTTCTTTATGTGATACATATATACATGACATATCTGATGTGGATGTATTAACAATAACATCAGATAGAATAGGTGCTGAGACACTATTGATGGATATAGATACATTAAATAGTTATAATAAGTTACTAATACAGTTTACTAATTTACAAGGAAATAATACAGATAAAACAACATATGGTATGATGTATACTACTATACTACAATTTATAAATGATAATGGGGCAAATATTACTAACGCTCAAGTAAGTTTATTATTATTAGCGGGAAATATTCCTTCTAGTCCTATAAACGTCAATTTTGCGATGATAGAGTTAGTTGAATATATGTCTATTGGAGGAAGTACAGCAATACCAGCAAATGTAAAAACATGGTATAATAACTATGTTGAAATGTTATACCAACTAGTTGTACATACACCAACATATACTCCAAGCGATTTAAATGCACAAGTTACTACATGGCTAGCAGCAAACCCTCCACCATCCAAATCAGGATTTAGAAATTTTAACTCTACTAAAGCAAATGATATTCTTCCATCAATTATAAACAATGCAAGAGCTAACCAGCAAATATCTGGATTTTCAGATTATAGTGGTATTTTATCACAAACAAAATTATTACCTAAAAATTATCACAATTTTTAAATTATAGGTCTAAACCATTCATACAAATATCATATAAGTATGGATTCATTATGTCTTTGTTGGAGAGGGATGGCTGGTGTAGGTAAAAAAACACAAATTCATAAATATTTAAAACAGATAGCAGAATCTCGGAATTTACCATTTAATATTCAAACAAAGGTGTTGTCATTTGATTCTGGAAATGCATCAACAGTAGCAAAAGGAGATGAAGATGATGAGAAAACTGATTCTCATACGATAGAATATGAATCTTCATTAGTTCATTTAGGGTTTGATATAGCACGAATGTCAATGCAAGATAAGAATATATTACGTCCAGTATTAACAAATTATGGAAAAGGAAGTCATGTTCTTTCTGGTGAAAATGGATGTGGAAATCGTATTATAGTATTATATCATTCTCATTTATTATCATCAGAATCTATTCTTATTATTCAAAGTGTGTTAGAGCAGAATGATGGTGATTTATCTATATGGATGTCATCGGAGTTACCAGTTGCTTTGCGTATTCGTGATTGGTTTATTGAAATTCCTGTAGAAGGTTATGATAGAAATATATTAATATTTAAAAATAAAATGAGAGGTGAACCAGACTTACATAATTGGGATGATATTTTTTACACAAAGCTTTTAACTTGGACAAAAAATAATAGACCAAATTTAAATGAAGTAGTAGAAATTAAAAAATTTGTGTATGAAATTCTTACAAGAAATTTACGTTGGGTTGAATGTGTCCATTTTCTTTTAGATGTAATTATTCAAATGAAAGAATTAAATGAAACACAGCGTCTGCGTTTATTAGAAGTTTTAGCAAATACTGAAGCAACAAGCGGAGGTATTACTCTCCCGAGTTATAGAATACCAATTGTATGGGAGAACCTTTTTATTAATCTTCGTAATGCTATAATAGATGGAGTTGATGTTTAAAACTCTAACAGAAAATGTTAAAAAACTTTCTAATCAAATATGGATTGATGATATAGTTACAGATAAAGATAAAGAGACTCTAAAAAAAGAAGCAATTGATACTTCTCCATTTGATAAGTTAAATTTAAAAAAAAATATGATTGAGAATCCTTCCGCAACCTATGTTGTAAAGAAATGTAAATTTGGAAGAGTTGTAATACTGACAGAAAATCCTAATGAATTTTATCCTTGGATTACTTGGGGAAAAATTCTTGAATGGTTTGGAGCTTACTACCAAATTTACATTTATAGCTCAAAACAAAAAAGAATTCTTCCAGAACAAGGAGAAAATCAACAAGTAGGAGCAGAACACGTAAATGGAGGATATACATATCCATGTAAACACGATTGTGTTGTTATATATCGTTATGAAGAAGTAACAAGAGTATTAATACATGAACTTTTACATGCTTCTTGTACAGATAATATGAAGAATTCTGTGGAAGTAAGAGAAGCAGCAACAGAAACATGGGCTGAATTTATATTAGTTTCTTTATTAGGAAAAGGAAATTTAACAGAAACAAAAAAACTCTGGTTAATACAAGATCATTATATACAAGACCTTAATTATACATTATATAACTTTTATAATGTGAAAACAATTAAAGACTATGCTTCAAGATATACAATTCTACGAGAAAAAGTTCTAGAAAGTTTTGGAGTTATATTGGATTCAACCTATATACCAAAACGTATAAAATCGAGTAGATTTACATCTAAAGATTTAGATAGATATTTAGAATAATGTACTTATTAAGATATGAAAAAGAATCACTAAAAGATTATATGATTTATGAAATGTCAAACGATTCTATTAATTTTATGATAAATGATGATAATGGATTTCAAATGTGTTATTTAAATAATGAAAATATTATTATACGAATATATTTTAAAGTTACATTTATAAATACTAATAATATAGAACCTTTATTAGAATTTATTAATAAAAAATTTCAAACAAGTAATGATAATTGGTCTATTATAAAAAATGAAAGAATGATTGATGGAAATCATTATACTAGCCTCTATTTTTTTTCTAATAAATATTTTATACAATTATCTAAATTACGAAAAAATATAGATAATTTATATTTATCACAATTTTATTTTGATGTATCTATTTATTATACTTTTAATTCTAAATATCGCGAAATGATTACTGTGATTCTACCAAATCAAAGTAATAAATATTTTAAATATGCTCCTATTTATAAAATGTTTTATGGAAATCCAATGAATTTAGTTGTAACAAATGTAGAAAATTTAATTAATTTTGAAGTATAAGTTATTTTTTAACTATATGTTATTTTTTAACTATATGTTATTTTTTAACTATATGTTATTTTTTAACTATAAGCTCTTCTAATTCGCTATCAGGAATATTGTTAATGGTGTGTATTTTTAGAATACACATAAAAATCAATATAATACAAGGAACACTAAATAAAGCAATTAATAATATTTCTCCAGAATTCATATTTCCTGAAAGAAAATTAGTATATGTTTTAAACCGAATAAAAATAAAAAAATTGTTTAAATAATAAAATTATATTATGTATTAAAATGGGGGTTCGTGGATTATATACTTATTGTAAGAAGTATTTAAAACCTATTAAAATAAATAAAAATTTAAGAATTGGAATAGATGTTTCTTCTCTTTTATACAGATTTCATGGAGATTTTAATGAAACTTATAAATTCTTGAGTCCTATTATAGAAAATAATCTTATCTTTGTATTTGACGGCAAAGCTCCCAAATATAAAGAGAAAGAAATTGGAATACGTAAAGAAACAAAAGATTTTGCTGATAAAAGAATTACTTTACTAAAAGAATCTTTATTACAAAATTTAAATGATGAAACAAGAAATCTTATTGAGAAAAGAATTGACGAATTAGAAATGTATAACTGGAGTCTAACATATCAAACTCTAGAAGAATTTAAATTATTTCTAAAATCAAAAAATCTTTTATATATAAAAAGCAATTCTGAAGCAGATTCATTATTAGTAGATTTATATTATCACCATGTTGTAGATGTTATTTTATCAAATGATATGGATTATTTAGTATCAGGAATAGACACCATGTATATAAATGAAAAAGGATATTTAAAAGAAATAAATCTTTATGAAATTTTAAAATTTGAAGATATAAATCTAGAACAATTTCGTGATGTAGCTGTATTAGCTGGTATAGATAATATTACATATATGGATATTGATGATGTAGATACAGCAATTAGTTATATTCGTCATTATGGTTCTATTATGATTATGAATATTCAATATGATAAATTCTTTATAGATTTAAATTATGATAACATTATTGAAATTAAAAAGAGATTTTATCCTTCAAAAAATATATATACACATTTAAAACATGAACATAAATGTATATTAGATGGTTACTTGGTCAGATGAAACAATAATCATAGAAGAATCTAGAACCGATTTTTATTTACAATGTTTTAAACACAAGAATTTAGGAAAATATAATAATTTAGATTTAATAGAAATTCAAGAAAATGAATTTAGAAGAGAATCTAGTATATATTATTCACGAATTATACGATATAGATTATTAGGATATTTATTACCAAATGAAGAACACAGCTTAAGTAACTATTTTTTATGTACTTCTTGTTTTCAAAGAATTGAAAGTGCAGAAAATATAAATCGATGTTCTTTATGTGAAATAAATTTTTCTGAAAAAGAAACTCCTTTTTTCTTAAATTATAGTTATTTTACAGATAATACTATTTATAAAAAATATAAAAAGAAATATGAATTAGGAGTAATAGAAGAATTTATACGAGATCAACGAACAAGTCTTTGCAATCCATTAAAAGAAGCAATTATTATAGAATCTATGCATCCACGTAGAATACAAAGAGTTTTAGATTTAACAAATGATTTAGAAAATCTTGAAGATTATATTTGAATACTATATATAGTTATTGTTACAAAAATAGCAAGAAGAACATCAACCGTATAATGAGAACGTGTTGCTAAAATAGCAAGAATATTTGTCGCATTTATTCCAATTAGTAATGGTAAATTAATAATATGTTCCCTATAGTATAAAAGTGTTAATAGCAAAGTAAAAGAAGTATGTCCGCTAAATATTTTATCATAACAACCACCGAGTAACAAAGAGCGAGTAGATATAGTTTCATCACATACTTTATCTTTTGGAAGAATTGTAGCAATTGTAGTAAATGCACGAATAAACATTATAATAGTAAATTTTGCTAAGAATTCTGTTGTTAAAGAATTATTTGAAACAAAGAATAAAGAAATGATTAATGCCAATCCAATAAAGTCAATAATATAATGATATGAATGTAAATCGGGAAGAATAGAATGAAAGATATCAAATAATTCAATAGGTTCTTTATTTTTATAGTAATTTGAACCAAGTTTTAAAACAGCATAATTTGAAGCAAATATAATTACTAAAATAATTATAAAATAGAGTATATTATACATTCTTCTTCTCCTATTTAAAAATAAAATATAAAATATAATAAAAATTGAAAATAATTTTTCACAATATAAAAGTATCAAAAAAAATAACATGAGAATCATTAGTTTTAACGTAAATGGAATTCGTTCTATGGCTACTAAATCGAAATCTGGTGAAAAAGGTTGTAGTTTAGAAAACAATGTTATTAATAAGTTAATTCAAGAACAGAATCCAGATATTCTTTGTTTTCAAGAAATTAAATGTTCTAAGTTGGAAGATCTTGCTTCTTATAAAAAGTTCTTTCCTTATATTTACGCAAACTTCTCAACAATCAAGAAAGGATATTCTGGTACTGCGGTATTAAGTAAAGAAAAACCTATTTCAGTAGTAACAGAGTTTGGAGAACAAGATATTCATCAAGAAGATAATTTTGATAAATCAAAATTATCCACGGCGAAAATCAGTACGATTTTCGACGAAGGCCGTCTAGTTATCGTAGAATTTCCAAAATAT